TCAGCCAGTGATGGGGCAAGCCGAAATCAATGGCAAGCTAACTAATGTAGAAGCCATTGAGGGTGGTACATTTAGACTTGAAGTCATCAATGGTGATTCATCTGAATACTTTTACAGTAAGACAATTACTGTACGCCCCTTCATGCAGCGGTTCATGTATCGCCGGTATGTAGCTAATTTAAATGCTAAAGCTAATGAGCCAAAGGGAACATTCCAGCGTACAATTATGTCGGACAGTCTAAGTGTAGACCTAAAAGACAATACGGGAAGGTTTAACTGTGGCAAACCTACAGGTTACATTGAAGACTTTAAGGCTCTTCCACCTGACATGCAGGACTTGATACGGCAGATCAAACGTGTTCGTGTTGTGTTTGGCGTGGTTACGATGGATAATGCTATGGATGCTAATGGTAATCCTGTAGACAGCTTTGATACCCCATTCATATGGGAAATTGACAACAAGGACGCATTTAAGTCTGTCGGTGAACAGTTTGGTGTCTTTGCAAAACAAGAGCGTCTTCCATTGCAGCATAATATCTTGTTCCTTGAATGTAAAAAGAATGACCTACCAAACGGCAGTAGCTACTACACACCTGTGTGTAAAGCGGATATGTCTGTCACCCATGAGATTACAGACGATGACCATGACATGTTTGGTAATTTCTTGGAGTGGGTTAAGAACTACAACGATTACGTCTGTAAGGAATGGGAAGCCAAGTCTATTAAACGACATGAAGAAATGGCTGAAGACGACAAAGATGTTGTAGAAGACTTCATTGACATTGAACTAGAAGAAGAGGTGGCCTAATGAATCATCCCGCTGAACTGGCGTTGCATAAGTATATGTCTGACGCTGCTAATGGAAAATCACAGATATCTGAAGATACTATTCAGCAGATTGGCACAGACATCATGGATGCTCTAAGACGCCAGTTTGGTGAACGCGAACCACGTGAATTTAAGTTGCGTATGTCTAATGTGGGCAGACCTACGTGCCAACTATGGTTTGAAAAACACAAGCCAGAGACTGCGCAACCTAAATCAAATAACTTCGTGATGAACATGATGCTTGGAGACATCGTTGAAGCTGTCTTCAAGGGACTATTAACAGAAGCAGGAGTAGAGTATGGAGATGCTGAAAAGGTTGTGCTTAAACTTGAAGATGGCACAGAGATCAATGGAACGTATGATATTGTCGTGGACGGTGCAGTTGATGACATCAAGTCTGCATCTGATTGGTCTTATCGTAATAAGTTCGATTCATATGCTTCCCTTGCTGCTGGTGATAGCTTTGGCTATATTGGACAACTGGCTGGCTATGCTAAAGCAACAGGTAAACGTGCTGGTGGCTGGTGGGTAGTAAATAAAGCTAATGGTAAATTCAAATATGTTCCAGCTACTGGCATTGACATGACCAAAGAAATAGAGCATATTGAAGAGACGGTAGCAAAAGTAAGTAGCGACAAGTTTGAGCGTTGCTTTGAACCAGAAGAGGAGTTCTTCAGAAAGAAGCCTACAGGAAACAAAGTACTAAATAAAAACTGTACATTCTGTGACTTCAAGCATACTTGCTGGCCTAACTTAATTGAGGCACCGCAAGCTGAATCAAAGGCACAGTTTCCAAAGATGGTTCAGTACATAGAACTGCAAGAGGAATATAAAGTTGCCTAATTACGCAGCCTTTCGTGCAGCACGTAAGTATGGATATAGGAGTGGCCTAGAACATAAGCTGTCTGTATACTTAGACGATCTAAAAGTCTCATACGAATATGAGAAAATAAAGATTGAATGGGAAGACTTAGCTTATCGCACCTATACTCCAGACTTCGTGTTAAGTAACGGAATCATAATTGAGACAAAAGGTATGTTTACAGCGGCAGATAGGCGTAAGCATCTTGCAATCAAAAAGCAGCATCCTAAGTTGGATATACGATTTGTCTTTGAAAACAGTAGACGTAAACTACGAAAGGGTGCTAAGTCTACATATGCAGAGTGGTGTATTAAATATGGCTTTCGTTATTATGATCGCATCATTCCCGAAGATTGGCTTAAAGAAAAAGGAAAGAATAAATACCCTAAGTTTATTCGGTTTAACGGAACAAAAGTAAAAAGGAGATGATACAATGGTAGACCCTACAGCATTTTGCGTACAGCTAAGACCAATGGTAGATGAAGACTGTGTTTGGACAGGAGAACTAGAAGTCAATATTATGACGGATAGAGACAATCCGCTTGACAAGTCTAGTTACATCAGTATGATGCACTTAACAGAAATTGTAGCGTGTTCTGTAGCATACATGGAACAGAATCCTGATCTAATAGAAAAGATTGAGGATTTCATTGAGTCTACGGAATATGACGAACCAGAAATAATTCAAAAACCAGAATATGAACACTTGGATGGAAATGTAATCAAGCTGAAGTTTGGAAGTAAAACGAAAGGCAATGCGTAATGAGACACGAGCAGTATATGAAAGACAAGTTATCACAGGACGAGGAGAAGCTAATGGATGAGTTTTACACACAGAATATGACAGACAAAAAAGCAGACATGGTGAACAGTCCTTCACACTACAATCAATCCGGTATTGAGTGTATTGCTGCTATTCAGGCTGCACTAGGACCAAACTTCAAGTACTATTTACAAGGTAATATTATGAAGTATCTGTGGCGGTTTGACTACAAGGGTAAGCCTCTTGAGGATTTGCAGAAAGCCCAGTGGTATTTGAATACACTACTGGAAGACGTGGTGGCGAGTGATGAAAGTTAAAGTCTATATTAACATCGACATAGACCCCGAAGAATACCCGATACCCGCAGATGGAGATGTAGGTATGGAAATAGAAGACGGCATAAGAGAATACTTCTACGATGTAGATGGTGCCGAAATACGTAATATAAAAACATTAACGGAGTGAGAAAAATGAGTAACTATTTGCCCACAGACTACCAGAACTTCATTGCTCTTTCACGGTATGCCCGATGGAAAGAGGATGAGCAGCGTCGTGAGACATGGGGTGAGACAGTCGCACGATACTTTGATTACATGACACAGCATCTCAAGAGCAAGCACAAGTATGTCCTGTCGGATGAACTACGTGGTGAACTTGAGCAAGCTGTGTTAAACCAAGACATCATGCCAAGCATGAGAGCATTGATGACCGCTGGACCTGCGCTTGACCGTTGTCATGTGGGCGGTTACAACTGCTCTTACGTACCTGTGGATAGCCCTCGTGCCTTTGACGAGACTATGTACATCCTCATGTGCGGCACTGGTGTAGGCTTCTCAGTAGAACGTCACAACATTGAGAAGCTGCCTGTCGTCAACGAAGACATGCATCTTAGTGATACAGTCATCAAGGTTGGCGACTCTCGTCCGGGCTGGGCCAAATCCCTGCGTGAATTAATCTCTCTCCTCTACGCAGGGCAGATACCCCAATGGGATACGTCAGAGGTTCGTCCTGCTGGCGCACGTCTCAAGACCTTTGGTGGTAGAGCAAGTGGCCCAGCCCCACTGGAGGAACTGTTTGAGTTCCTTGTGGAGAAGTTCAAGGGTGCAGCAGGTCGTCGCCTGTTCCCCATTGAATGCCACGACATCATGTGTAAGATTGGTGAGGTTGTAGTCGTAGGCGGTGTACGTCGTAGCGCACTCATCAGCCTGTCCAACTTGAATGATGACCAGATGGCACATGCCAAGTCAGGTATGTGGTGGGAGAACGAAGGGCAACGTGCGCTGGCTAACAACAGCGTAGCCTACAAGGGCAAGCCAGAGATGGGTACATTCATGCGTGAGTGGGTATCCCTGTATGAAAGCAAGTCTGGTGAACGTGGTATCTTCAATCGTAAGTCAGCACAGGTACAGGCAGCTAAGAATGGTCGCCGTGAGGTAGAGCATGATTTCGGATGCAACCCTTGCAGTGAAATTATCTTGCGTCCGTACCAGTTCTGTAATCTGTCAGAGGTTGTTGTACGTGCATCAGACACACAGCAGACACTGACTGACAAGGTTCGCCTTGCCACTATCTTGGGTACGTTCCAGTCTACACTGACTGACTTCAAATACCTGCGTAATGTATGGAAGAAGAACACAGAAGAGGAACGCTTGCTTGGTGTATCACTGACAGGTATCATGGACAATGACATGATGTCAGGTAAGTCAACGCATCTGGGCAAGAACATTGGGGCTACACTCAATGCCCTGAAGGAACAGGCGATTAAAACCAATGCGTCTATGGCACGGCAGCTTGACATTCCACAGTCAACAGCCATTACCTGTGTGAAGCCTAGTGGTACAGTGTCACAGCTTGTAGACAGTGCGTCAGGTATCCATGCCCGTCACAATCCGTACTACATTCGCACGGTACGGGGTGATAACAAAGACCCAATCACACAGTTCCTTGTGTCAGAGGGTATACCTGCAGAGCCTGATGTAATGAAGCCTGACAGCACGACAGTGTTCAGCTTCCCAATGAAGTCACCCAACAGTGCAGTATGCCGCACAGAGATGGATGCCATTGAGCAGCTTGAGTTGTGGTTGCAGTATCAGCGTCACTGGTGTGAGCATAAACCGTCTGTCACTATCTCTGTGAAAGAGAATGAGTGGATGGCTGTAGGCTCATGGGTGTACGAACACTTTGATGAAGTGTCAGGTATTAGCTTCCTGCCGTTCAGTGAGCATACCTACAAGCAAGCACCCTATCAGGACATTGATGAGGATACGTACAGAGAACTCTTGACACAGATGCCTAAGAGTGTTAATTGGAGTATGTTACAAGAGTTTGAGAAGGAAGACACTACATCTGGTGGACGTGAGTTGGCCTGTACTGCTGGTGTCTGTGAGGTAGTGGACTTGAACGCAGCATGATTGAAGGAGCAGACATGCCTAACTGGTGGCAGTGGTGGTTGTTATTAGCCATCACTGTCAACACCACAATCAATATTGTTGTATTCTTCAAGCACAGGTTTAGACAGAAGGGAGTTGACAGATGAGAGAACAGATGATAGAGGTACTACGTAAACATGCACAAGCAAACGTGGCACTGCATGTTGCCAACATTGAATGTTATCTACGTAATCCAGCAGGGATAGGAGAACATTCAGACATTATGGAAGCTATGCAGGGAGAGTTGGACAAGATTGCAGCACATGAAGATAGGCTTGACATCTTGAACAATTATTTCAATGAGTAAGAAGGAAGAGAAACTAGCATGGAAACGAGAAGAGGGGTGGGTGCAGTTTAATCCACCCCCTAAACACCCGCAATACGAAGAGTGGATAAAACGGAAGGAGAAAGAAAATGAAAAAAGTGAAAAATAGCGGTCTTTTAAATAATTTTGAAGATGGCTATGCCGCATTTAGCCGGGTTATAAAAAGAAAAAATAATTTTTTTCATCAAGTAGCTAACCCGCTAAAGAAAGGTACTACACCCTATCGTGAGTGGCAGCGTGGATGGAACACTGCTTACTTTGATAATCTGGAGAAACTAAATGGACTTACAACTAGAAGCTGAACAGTGGATGAAGGAGAAAAAAATGAGTACAATTACAGCAGCCGTGTATCAAGAGAAGGCATGTGAGACTGCTATCTTCCCTAAGAACAAAGCTATGGAGTATCTTACTCTTGGCCTTACGGGAGAGGCAGGTGAGATTGCTAACAAGGTAAAGAAGTTCATTCGTGACGGTGCAGCACAGGATGAATACCTTGCCAAGCGTATTGAAATAGGTTATGAGATTGGTGACGTGCTTTGGTACTGCGCCGTATTAGCAGAAGAATTGGATATGAACCTTGGGCATATTATGGAAAACAACCTGCAGAAACTGGCCGACAGAAAAAAACGAGGCACACTTAGTGGATCAGGCGATAACCGTTAGTTTAAAGTTTTATCTGATCCATACATGCCTCTTTCGGTTGATACGGCCCATCTATAAAGTTGATCCCCATTTTCTGCAGACAAGTCTTTGTCAAAGTTTCTACCATTAGTTTGTTCACTGTAGATATCTTTGATTACGCCCCGTTTGCCGCCTCCCATGTTATTCCATGCAGCTTTAAATCTACGTATTCTACCTTCTTCGGTAACAAAATCTAGTTCGCCTTTAAGAATAGAATTAACAGCATTTGTTCTAAACTCATTTATTTTAGCTTTTAACATGGCCTTTTTAATTCTATCTCCATGCAATCCTTGATAGTCAGGACTTAGGAAATATGAAGTTACTTGGTTCTCCATGTATTGACCCATGCGCAGACGTGCCTCATTACTAAGAGGTGCGTCTGTTTTTATTTTACGTGGGCTAAGTTCGACATAGTCAAAACGAAGGCGATCAAGTTCTCTCTCAACGATGGTCTTTTCTTCTTCTTCCGTAAGACCTGTAATCATTTTTAAAAATGGATTTACGTTCTTTACAGGATCAGACCTTGTAGGTCGGCCCAATGGTCTATCTCCATTTTCAACATCAACCGTTTGAGGTATTGATCTTCCTGCTTGCTTAAAGAAATACTCCATGAAGTTCACACTTGTGTTGTCCTTGACAACACGATACTCTTCACCCATTGTAGTTCCAGCAATGTCTTTAAGCATACCAGCACCAACGGTGTAAGTGTTCAAAAAGTTACCGGCAAGTTTTACAACATTTTCAAAAAAGGCTTGTTCTGAACCACCACCGGGTTCATAGTTAATAGCCAGATCAACCATGCCGTCCATAATGTCCAAACCAACACCAGCACGTGCCTGTCCACCTGTAAATGCTTGCACTACCTCTCGTACATTATATGGGATATCTACTGCTACTTTATCATTGTCATGTAGTTGGGGTAATTTAGCATCGTCAATTGCTCTACCAAGAAGAGGTATGTCTTTTCTATTTGGGCCGGTAAGGCGATATAATAGATCAGCCATCATGGCAAACCCCATAAACGGCCCCAAGTTTGCTTCAGCTTTAAATGTTTTGTTTGGATTTGTGGGATCGTAATATTGATACGGCCCTGTGGTTTCATCTCCAAATTGTACTCGTGCGCCATAAAACGCGCCAAGAGTTGCTAAACCACCAAACTGTTTACCAAACCTTTCTGCATATGAAGATGCTACATCCCCCCTCTTTTGAAGAATACCACCCATATTGTACAAACCGACTATTGGTGTGTGTTCGTACAGGAAGATAAACTGGTTTATGAGATATCTTGGAAATGGAACCGCTTGAGAAGCAAGAATACTATTAGAAGCTGTGTCAATAACAAAATCTGCAAACTTATTAAAGCCGCCAGTTTTACCTTGAAACTTACCCGTCTGATATGTAAATGACAAGGCTTCTTCCATAGCCTCGCCTATAGCGTTGTCATCAATTTGACTAAACATACCAACTGCTTTTTTAGCAGTTTTGGGGTCAAGATAATTATCATTAAAGAACCCCATCAAGCCACCTTTTTGGCCTGATGCGCGAAGATACTTATCTATTTCACGTGAAAAGATAGCACGTTTAAACATGTTGTCAGACATTGTGTTTAATACGTTTGCTTTACGAGCAAGGAATAACAGTCCACCCTCTTCGCCTGTAAGTTCGCCAATGTCACCCATTTCACGAAATATTTCTTTTGCAAGATTAGACTTTGCAAAACGAGGATCACGGAAAAGTAAGTCAAGTGCCTGTGTTTCAACGCTGGTAGTGCCAAGCCACAAATCTTTCATATAGCCAGCTTGAATACCTGCTCTAAGTTGTGCGACTCCCATGCTCACAGATTTTTTACCCGCATCCTTGAGTTGTTTATCTGATATGCCAGCAATCTTTTGACCTGTGCCATAGAGAATGTTTGATATGCCTGTTCCTACGTTATCTAACGCATACACGTAGTTTCGCATATATCCATTGGTAGTGTTACGGGCTGTTGTAGCCAACTGAACAGTCATAAGACCAATTCTAGCTTTGTTAATTGTTGCAGGACTAAACCAATTTCTGAAAAGATTAGAAGATTTTGGCCCCATCCCCTTTATGGGGTTTTGTTTAAGCCTTTGTCTAGCACCCTCAGTAATACTACCAAGGTTCATTAGGCGTTGGTCTATTTCTGTAAGTTCTTCCAAAAGTTGCTTTTTTTGAGCCTGACTCACACGCCCCACCGCACCAAGTTCTGCACCTGCTTCACTAAGACGCTCTGCAAACAGAGATGAAAGTTGCTGCATGGTAACATTGTGTTCATTCAGTATTTTAGCTAATTCTTTTTCTGATACATCTCCATCAGCTAAACCACGTGCCAAACGTGAAGTGAGGCGTTCTTCTTTTATTTTACCTGTTTTACTAACTTTACCAATGGGAGGTATTTTATTTACAATTCTTGCTGCAGCAGCGGCAATGTTTTCAATTTCTTTTGTTTCTAATGGGCCTACTGATTTTTTAAGGCTCCGTCCCTCTGCCAGTTTTTCTGGTACAGTCTCTTCCAAAGCCATCTTAATTGTATCTTTAAATTTTTTAGCGTCTTTACCTACAGTGCTATTGCTGGCAAAGTTACTTTTTCTATTGCTTTTAAGAACAGCTACACTGCTAGTCTTGTGTGCTGCTTCAACTTTCACACGTTCCTTGCCTAATGCAATCTGACGTATTTCCTCTGCACGATTACCTGTAATAGCACGTTTAGCCCCTGTGACTGCTCCAATTGTTCCAGAACCAACAGTGCTAAGAGCAGCAGAAAGACCAACATTAGTCATATCAATCTCTTCTTGTTGCCCTGTTTCTACACGAGTTTGCTCTTGCGCCAGTACAGTACCAGCAGCGAATGGCACATCAACAGCAGCAGCACCAGCAGCACTTCTAAGCGCACCACTACGAACTGCAGCACCTTCTACGCCACGTTTAAGAATTTGTCTTAAACCTATTTTTACTGATTGTGTAGCTGCAAGTGTACCCGCTTTAGCTGCGCCAAACGAGAACATGCCAGCATATGTGGAGGGAGCAAACAGGACACCACCAACGTAGTCTTGAGCAGCAGCCAGCCCAAGTTCTGTGTCCATTCTATCAAACGTATCCATAAGACGGCCCATACGAGCCTTACCCTCATCATCTGCATCTTGAGCATAAAAAAGATCACGTGTTGCCGTGACCTCATTTACGTTCTGGTATCGGAAATGTTCTAAGAATCTGTCGTAAAGTTCTTCTGCGTTGTCAGAATAAAAACCTTCACGTTCACCAAGAAACTGAGCAGCATCTGATATAAAGTCAGCGTCTTCTAGGAGAACGTCTTTTGTCAAGTCCTCGTCGTTATACAAGCTATATGACATGATTAACTACTCGCTACTGAATATTCAAGTCCTGTTATGCGCTTAAACTCTGCCTCATATTCAGCCTGTGTTTTGCCTTGATTTGCTCTCTTAATGCGAGTCATAATTGCATTAGCTGCGGCTTTTCTTGTGCTTGGGGTTGTGCTTTGAACATTTGTAAGTAGGCTATCCGGTATAACACTGCTACCTGCACCAGTTACTGTACCAGTTCCACTGCCGGTACTTCCAGTTCCACCAGAGCCACTTGTACCACCACCAACTGAGGGTGGAGACGAATTTTGAATTGTAGATTGTGTCCAAGCAGGAGACTGTCGTGTAGCTTCATCAAAAATATCGTCTCCTACACTAAGATACGGCTCCCCATCCTCTGGTGTTACAAGAATAATTTTTTTCATTCCTGCTGAACCAAATATTTTTATAAACTCAATGGGATCATATTTATTACCCTGATCATCAATTCCCAAATATCCCTTATTTCTTGCAAGCTGTGCAAGGTTACCCATTGTTGCAACAGCAGCTACCGCTTCTCCATAAATTTCTGATTTAACACCCTTTGCTTCATAATTACCAGCAACATCAAAATCACCTTTTAGCTGTCCTGCGCTTACAAGATTTCTCATAAATCCTTTTTCAAATGATTCTCTTGTACTGTCAGACATTTGATTTTGTTGAAGTTCAGCCATTTTCTTTGCTTCAGATAACATGTCTATATTTGATTTAATAACACCTTCTATAGCAAGCCACTCTGAATCCCTGTTTTGCACAGAAACTTGGTTATGTTTGTTAAGAAGAGTGTTCATGCGAACCAATTCATTATTAAAGTTTGATCCTAAAATAAACTCTTCATCAATACCTGCAGCAGAAACAGGAGACATGTCAGCCATAGTATCTTGATCTGTTCCAAACATCTCAGACATTTCGCGGCTAATTTTAGTTTCAGCGGTTTCACCACCAAATATAACATCTAGTGCTGTGCGACGTGTTTCAATTCCTGATGCTTTAATATCTGGAAGGGGCTTTAATCTTGTTACTGTACGCGCAACATCTCGTGCTGTTGGAACGTCTCCAATGCTACGTTCTTGTAGTCCCATCTTAGCAATAGGATCAACACCGTACGTGCTGTATTCTGTGTTAAGCAGCTGTGCGACACGGTTTGCCCCGGAAATACCACCCTCTTGATCAATCAAATAGTAGGCAGCTTCCATTACTTCAGGAGCATTAGCAGAACGATCACCCGAAATCAAAGAAGCAAGTTCTTTGACCTGTGTCTCTGCGGCATTAACAGCGTCTCTGTTATCTTCTTCAATTTGCATACCCCGTGTCATACCAAAATTACGAAGTTCACGAATATCTTTGTCTTTTCGTTCTTCCTGCAAGAGCATTTGTTCACCAGCACCAGTGGCTACACCGCCCCAAAAGTCAAGATCACCAAGAAGATTTCCCAAATTAGCAAATGGCATTATACTCTCCTCGACATCAGACCGCCTTCAGGCTGCGGCTCTTGCATGACCGGCATCTCTTCCTGCATGGTCTGTTCCATAATAGGTTCTTCATCTTTTACAGACATATCTGCTGCTACACTCTGCGCTATTTGATTTGGCAATGTAGACTCTTCTTTCATACCTGTATCATACTCAACACCAGCAGAGTCAGCAATCAGGCTCATAGCTTCAATAAGTGCTGGCATAATAAGAATACCTACGTCAACAGAATGTTTGCCTTCCATTACACCAGAAAGTTGAATAGTATTAGCAAGCACAGTCAACGGAACGCCCATCTCAATGACGTTAATAAGTCCCTTTGCAAACTCATCCTGCCCAATACGTGCTACGTAATATGAAACAGTTTCATCTACGCTAGAAAACTGTGGAGGATTTTGCCACGGCCTAGCACCTAGTTCGTGAGTAAGCCCCTCACCCGGAATGGGACGATTGAATGTAGGTTCAGTTACTTCCATTTTGTTTTCTCTTGTCAATAATTTCAAGA